GTGCTCCTGATGATCCTTGAGCACCAGCAGATCCCTGAGCACCAGCGGCTCCTTGTGCTCCTGATGATCCTTGAGCACCAGCAGATCCCTGAGCACCAGCGGCTCCTTGTGTTCCAACAGCACCTTGAACACCTTGAGCGCCTTGAGCGCCAGGAGCTCCTGCACTTCCAGCAGCAACAGCAAGAACTGAAGTGAATCCACGAATGTCAGTTACATATTTTAAACTTGCTCTTGGATAATTTGTATAACTCGCTTTACAATCATAGATGAGTTTGTATAGAAGTCTGAACTCTACAATTGGTAAATCTGGTAATTGTAAATCAGCAAAACTATAATTGACAGCATCATTTTCATTTGCGTGGTTCTCTTGTCCAATGAGACCAATTATAGGATAATTAATATTATTTGTCGCAACAATGAATGTAACACCAAATTTGTTATTTCCAATATCAGTTGTTGTCCAGCTTCCAGCTACATTTTGGTTGTAAACTGGGAATGGGGTTGCGCTAATTTTAATTGGATAATCAGTTGGAGAGTCAATCACCCAATGAGTTCCACTCAAGTAGAATATTGGAATTCTAGCAGGACCTTGGATGTCCTGTTCCCAAGTATTTGCAGTTGGTGTATTACTATGTGTAATGTCTACCTGTAGATCTTCGTCAAAGAACGTCCCATCAATAATATCTAATTGCATGTGAGTGTTTGAAGATCCATCACCATTCAGAATATAATTATTGACATTAAACCCATTAGCAATCGCAGCCCCACGCGTGCGATGCAAATATTCGTGCGTTTGCCAATCTAATACAATTCCATGACGTTCATCAGCAACGAATGGTGCGGTTCCAGTATCCGCATTCCAATACACATAAGCAACCATACAATCATTTGGCCAATCAAAGAATGTAGTTTTGTATTGAAGAGTTGCTGTTGTATCGAAATAGATGTAATACAATCCACTAGTGTTTGGAAGAGTTACGGTTCTTTCGTTTGAAATTGTATACTTAATTCCTCGAGAATAAATCTCATAAGAACCAGATACAGGCGTGATTCTGAATTCTCTTGAGGAATTTGTAAATCCAATCGTAGAATCAGCTTTGTTTACAATACCAAGAGGTTCTCCAGTGTCTACTGAGAAAGATGCGCCGAATGGACCTTGAGCGCCCTGTACGCCTACAGATCCTTGAACACCTTGCGCGCCCTGAATACCAACAGCACCTTGAGCGCCTGTTGAACCCTGAGCACCAGCTGATCCTTGTGCTCCTGTTGTTCCCTGAGCGCCTACTGATCCCTGCGCCCCAGCTGTTCCTTGGGCACCAGCAGCACCTTGAGCACCTGCTGAACCCTGAGCACCAGCTGATCCTTGCGCTCCTGTTGCTCCTTGTGCGCCAACATCACCTTGAGCTCCTGGAGATCCTTGCGCTCCTGTTGCTCCTTGTGCGCCAACATCACCTTGAGCGCCTGGAGATCCTTGCGCACCACTTCCACCACCACCAACGACTGTAAATTCAATATTGGCATTACCATTAATGCCAGATGTCACCGAAACTGTTAATGTGGATGTGTTAACAAAATTAACACCATTGGCGGAAATTGTTGAACCAGAATTAGCTGAAATTAAAGTTCTTATCGGCAAACCAAGCCAAGCACCATTCGATGCGATTACATTTCCATATGATTGAAGTCTGAGATAATCAACGTTCGCTGCACCTCTGACTTGAAGAACGCTTTGTCCATCGTTAATGGAAACATTACCGATATGAACATTAACATTAGCGCCACCAAACCTTGCTAAATTGATTATTCCGTTCGCTTGAACTTCAATTGAAGGAATTCCAGAAACATCGTTGACTGAAAATATTGTTCCAGTTAGATCATTTGTAATTGAATGTAATTGACCAGCAGAACCTTCATAAGAAAGTGTACCATTCGAATCTGGGTAAACTTTCAAAACAATTTCAGTATTGACGCTTGTGTTTGCGCCTCGAAATGCAATAGTCGGATCAGTTCCATCAACCGCATTAATGTTTGGTGTTATAATAATATTTTTATATGTGTTTGCCATGTTCTAACTTTGAATTAAGGCTGATATTATTTATACTCCGAATCTCCCTCGGATAGCATTATAATTTTGTTTGATTTCATCTTGCGTCAATGAGCGATTGTAAACTTTGAATATTGCGCAGTTCATGTCTATGAAGAATGTTGTTGTGCCACCTCTCCAAATGGCTATTCTACCCAAACCGTTATTGAAATTTCTATTCGTTGCATTCTCTGTACCAATTTGTTGGGATAAAGTTTGCGGGATCGCGTTTATGTATATTTTATTGTTTGTATACGAAACATCACTTCTCATTTCAAACACATAATGTTTCCAGTTATTAACTAAACCCAAACTCGTAACTGACGCTGCTGATATACCATAAATATCACTTGATGCTGTGTTATATCCAAGACGCCCACCACTGCACCAAACACTATAATTAGCCCATCCAAAAAACATACCATTAGTGTAACTCGCCCCGATTTTACACCACATTTCTACTGTTGTAGTTGTACTCAGATTAGTGACAGAGAAATTGGCATAATCGTTGGTCCCATCAAAAAAGATATTTCCTGAATTTGAAGAATCATAGATCGCACCATTCGTAAGAGTTACATTTTCTGCTTTTGCTGCGGAAACGTCTACCCACGTATTCCCGCTTCCGATGTATGATCGAATATTTGCTGCATCTAGATACAATCTAAGACCATCATTCGTTATTTCTGGACCATGAAATTTTGACATTTAAATCTATTGATCTCCTGCCCAATCAGAAGTCGCTAGAATATCCATAATTTCATTGTAATTATATGGACCTTCTTTAGATGTCAACGCATCAACTGATTGTGGCACGATACTCCCATTCCATTTGACAAATGTTTTTGTACGATCAACGCTAAGTCGAACTGTTTCTGCTGAAGTTTCCATCACTTCTTCGAAATTGACTGATGGTAATTCACTGACATTGAAAATCATAAATTGCCTTTCGTCAAACATTTAAATTCCATATCTCCCACGTATATTGCTAAAATTCTGACGAACTTCAGAGGCAGTCAGACTTCGATTGTAAATTCTAATTATGCCAATGTTTGTGTCGAACAAATTACCAGAAGAAACGACATCATCCCATCGACGATTAATTCTAACTTCCCCGCCAGATGCGGGCGTTCCCGTGTATGATAACGAATCAACTTGTGTGCCATTAGTATATTGTCTGACAGTTGAGCCGTCATAAGTTCCTGTTATATGCACCCACTGATTTTGTGCATACGCAACACCAGTTGTACTTCTCCACGCACCATTAAAGAACCCAACTGCTATATTGTAATTGATTGGTGCATTGTTGGTGCCAATTGTAAAATTTAAATTTGACGATAAGTCATATTGCCCACCAACAACCATCGCAACTTTTGTGCTATATGATGCTGTGAATCTAACTGCAACCTCTACTGTCCATCGCGTCAAACTACCAAGAGTCGCTGCGTTCGCATATTGGGAACTGCTAGATGAAAACGCAATGTATCCACCATTTGCAGTGCTGTATGTTGGTGAATTTTGCAACGTTGCATTATTCGTTCCAGTGATATAATTGAACCACGTTGATCCGCTTTTTGGGTATGATTTAACATTTGCAGCATCAAGGCAAAACACCAATCCGTTTGTCACGCCTCTTGAATTATAATGTGATCCCATTTTATTCTTTGTATTCTATAGTCAGCTTTGGAATATCGATTCTCTCTGCAAATATTATGAAATAATATTCACAACCATTTACTTTGTTAATATGTATTGTATCGCCATCGATATAATCGACTGATAGTATAGCTGAACTTCCAATTGGCGTCAATTGAACTGTAATTGAATCAGGATCGATCAATTTAGTCCAATGATCAGGGAGAACAATCTTAGAATCTGAAGTTCTTCCTCTGAAGTATACTCCATTCTCTGGACCTTCGAGCGAACCATAGCGAAGTCGCATATTTTCTTTGCTAGGATGTTCAATATCGAAGCTCTTTGCTGTTGCATAAATCGTACCAGTGCTTGCGTCGAAATACAACTTCGAAGATGTTACTCTTGCTGTTGATTCTGCATTTGGTGTTGGTACCATTACAGGATAGAGTAATGTAGAAGCGACGTCATTTGTTGCATTGATCAATGCTGTGTTTGCGATAATTGAGACGTTCGCGTTTCCAGTAACACCAGAAGAAACTGCAATTGTTGTAGTAGATGTGTTGACGAAATTAATACCATTCGCATTTACAGTTAAAGCAGAGTTGGCAGAAACAAGAATTGAAGATAAACCACCAGATCCAGTTCCTGGAGCGCCTTGCACACCTTGTGGTCCCTGTGCTCCAGAACCCTGAACTCCTTGTGCACCTTGAACTCCTTCGGCTCCTTGTGCGCCAACTGCTCCTTGAACACCATCAATACCTTGTGCACCAACAGAACCCTGAACTCCTTGTGCACCTTGAATGCCTTGTGTTCCTTGAACACCAGCGGCTCCTTGTGCGCCAACTGCTCCTTGAACACCATCAATACCTTGTGCACCAACAGAACCCTGAACTCCTTGTGCACCTTGAATTCCTTGCGCGCCCTGAACACCAGCGACTCCTTGTGCACCAACAGAACCCTGAACTCCTTGTGCACCTTGAATGCCTTGTGTTCCTTGAACACCAGCGGCTCCTTGTGCGCCAACAGAACCTTGAATTCCTTGCGCTCCCTGAATACCAGTGGCTCCCTGAGCACCAGCAGATCCTTGTGCGCCAACAGAACCTTGAATTCCTTGCGCTCCCTGAATACCAGTGGCTCCCTGAGCACCAGCAGATCCTTGTGCGCCAGCAACGCCTTGAGTGCCTTGAGGACCAGAAACTCCCTGAGCGCCAATCGCTCCCTGAGCACCGATTGTACCTTGACTGCCCTGAGCGCCATTAGCTCCTTGAGCACCTTGTGCCCCAGCAATTCCATCAACACCTTTGCCTGTATTGAGTGAAATTTTACTTGCAGGGGTATTTGTGACTTTTATGTTTCCAGTGTTACCAGCCACACGAACTTGATTGACAATTTTAACCGCTCCAGTATTACTGGAGATTTTTATGTCAGTCATTCAGTTATTCTCGGATTTACAATAATCAATCCTTCAACTATACGACTAACATTATTTGATGTGTCTACTTGTTTTATATCAAACAAATATCTACCAGCTTTTATTGTTGCATTATTTGCAGCAGTTATTGCAAATCTAACTAAACCATTAGAAGAATTTAAAATCGTTGATGTTAAATTTGCAGTTGTGGTTGTTGAATAATACGATTTCTTCATTGAAGAGGAAAAAGTATACCCAGCAACATTTTTAGCAGTTCCATCATCATTAGTGATGGTCATGTCAAAGCTGAAATCTGCACCTTGGTCTAGGTTCAGTTCGATAAATTGAGCCATCTTGGAATTCCTGAACTTTTAGATTATTTATACTTGAGAGAATCTCAATATTTCATTTTACTTATCTCAAGAAAACCAGTATAATCAGAGTGTCGGTTATGAAGAATAATATTGTTTAGATAGGGTTCGTGATAGAACACACGAACCTTTAAACCTTATTCTCTTTCCCGTCTATATTCTGGGCTAACGCCAGGATTTGGTTTGGTTGGATTCCCAACACTTGTTGTTACTTTTTTGTTTTTGTTTTCTTTTAGTTTTAAACCAATGAAAACAGCAAACCCAACAACCAATACAATTGCTATAACTACACCAATATCCATATTAGATCTCCTTTATACAGTTCGTTCTGCACTAGCAAAAAACACGAATGGTCTTCGAAAATATTCTTCTTTAGTTGTTCCACCATCAGTACTATATTTCATTATTACATTTCCAGAAGCACTAAGATCTGCTATACCGTTTGTCGCTCTTATCGCGGTAACCTGAAATGTTGCCTGAGCGTTTAACCTAACATCTGTGTTTGCTGCGTTACCGAAACACCCACTACCAGCGCCAGTTCCGCTTGCAGTAGTAGAATCTACTTTAACTTGAACCCAATGATCGCCAGCTGTGCTTGCTGTTGGTTTCCAAGTAATGCTACGAACAGTTGTCGTACCAGCATCAGTTCCGAGGGTTTGATATGATCCAGATCCATCTGAGTTCATAAGAATTCTTACTGTACCATTTGACGCCTTACCAACCACACTATTCAAATATGATATGCTGAGTATTGCATTAACACCATAATTTATTCCTGTTTGCGCTTTCGGAACATCTAAACCAAAACTCAAATTTGCTGCTTGAATTTTAGAACCAGAAGTAGTTATATTTGCAAGGTTTCTTGTGTTCGCCAAATTGAAATTTGTCGCTAACCCAGTTCTACCCAATTCAGTATTCACTTGCGTCATAGTAATTTGATCAGGAGTTGGAGTTGGCATTACTATATTCTCCTGAGATGTTTCACTAAATTATCATGCTTTTGATCAAGTTCTTTAATGGCTTCGATGAGCAATGCAACTATTTTCTCATATCTTACAGCTAAGATTCCGTCTGAACGTTCGGCGACTATTTCTGGTAAAATAGCCTGTAGCTCTTGCGCGATAACGCCAACATCTTCTTTACGAACGAAAATGCCATCTTCGCCACCACGATCTTTAATATGTTCATCTTTCCAGTCGTATCTAACGCCATTAATTTGTTTTATTAACTCTAGAGCGTTTTCGATTTTACGAATATTTTCCTTCAGCCTTCTGTCTGAAGAATAGTATGCGGTGATATCATTTGTTGCTCGAATTTCACCAGTAGTTCCTGACGCTGCTGTTCCTACGCCCAACGAACCAACAGTAAAATTGACACTTGTTCCTTGTGCGCCGACACCAGCTGGACCTTGTGCTCCCGCTGATCCCTGAGCACCAGCAGACCCTTGTGCACCTGATGATCCTTGTGCTCCCGCTGATCCCTGAGCACCAGCAGACCCTTGTGCACCTGATGATCCTTGTGCTCCCGCTGATCCTTGAACACCAGCAGACCCTTGTGCACCTGATGATCCTTGTGCTCCCGCTGATCCCTGAGCACCAGCAGACCCTTGTGCACCTGCTGATCCTTGAGCACCAGCAGCACCTTGAGCACCAGCAGACCCTTGTGCACCTGCTGATCCTTGAGCACCAGCAGCACCTTGAGCACCAGCTGCTCCTTGTGCCCCAGCTGCTCCTTGTGCCCCAGCAGCACCTTGTGCCCCAGCAGCACCTTGAGCACCAGCTGCTCCTTGGCTACCAGCAGACCCTTGTGCGCCTGCTGATCCCTGAGCGCCAGCAGATCCTTGAGCACCAGCGGCTCCTTGTGCTCCTGCTGGTCCTTGAACGCCAGCAGTTGAACCAGGAGCTCCTTGTGCTCCTGCTGATCCCTGAGCACCAGCAGCTCCCTGAGCACCAGCAGCACCTTGTGCGCCGAATCCACCAACGACAGTAAAACTGACATTAGCATTTCCTGAAGTTCCTGCGGCTACAGAAACTTGAACTGACGCTGTGTTAATGAAATTTAATCTTGATCTACTTTGTATTGATCCACTATTTGCAGAAACCAATACTGTATTTGATGAATTTGCGAGATCAAGAGCGAGGTTTGCGCCATTTAAAAACAACCCACGAGATACTATTAAATTTGCTGTGGTTGTATTTGAAGTAACATTAATGTTAGCGAAAGTGGCGTTATTTCTAACCGTAAGATTTGCAGTTTCAATTAAAGTTGATGTATTGATATTACCGAAAGTTGCATTATTTCTAACTGTTAAATTCGTTGTAGACAATAATGAAGTTACGTTAATATTACCAAAAGTTGCATTATTTCTAACAGTAAGGTTCCCAGTTTCAATTAAAAATGATGTGTTGATATTTCCAAATATTGCATTGTTTCTAACAGTAAGGTTCGTGGTTTCAATTAAAGATGCTGTATTGATATTCCCAGCAATCACATTCCCAGCAGTAAATATCCTATCAACGCGAGCGTTTCCGCTTACAAGTAATGCTGTAGAAATATCTGTATTCGAAAGGTAAAGAAGACCAGCTTCTTTTTCATATGTTGTACTTCTTAGCTCATTAACAGCATTAACAGCACTGTTAGTGTAAATTCGCCACTGATCGAATGTATTCGCTGTTTGTACCTGAGGAATATTTGGAGTCGGCATTATTTCTCTCTATCGATTAGAATTTGCAGCATTTGCTTTATATCAGACATTTCACTCTTCATTTTTGTAACTTCATCAGCCAATTTTTTGGCGTTTTCTTTTTCTTTCATAATCATTTCATGCTTTTTCAATGCGCTGGGATTGGTATTCAAAATTGAATTGTTTCGCATATCACGAACAAGACCATCATTGTCTTTTACCTTGACTAACATATTATCCCTCTGGTAACGAAATTGCCCTTAGATTTCTTATGGTGGGCGAAACGCAACCACATTCAGCTAACATTACAATTTTGATTGCAAAATATTTAAATGTTCCGCCGATTGGATATGTCACACCATCTTCAACATACGATATTTTATTTATTCTTGGATCAGAAGATGGGTTATATTTGAAGTCAATCGCTGTATTGAGATCTGGAGAAATAACATCATTTTCCAAATACATTCTTCTCCACTTAATGTCAGAGAAATTTCTGGAATCTGAATCAGATTGTACTTTATAGTACACAATAATATTTGTTCCTTGTGGTCTAATCGCCTTTAATGTTACGCGAAGGTCGCCAGAATCAAATCCATCTGCCAACGTCACCTTTCTAGTTATATATCTAGCAAGAGCATTACCACCAAATTTAGAATCTTCAGAAGTGATTACAGCTGTTGCGTTTGCTGCCCTTCCTGGTTCTGCAATTGTAATTGTTGGCGACTCAACATAACCTTTTCCTGCGTTAATAATATTCACAGAGGTAACATTACCACTCGCATTTAATGTTACGTTGGCAGTTGCTCTTGCGCCTGTTTCGCCAGGATACAGATTCGAATCGCTAATCGTGACGACAACGTTGCTCGCGTTACTGTGGAATCCGTCATTCGTGACAGTTACGCTAGTGTTATACAATTCACCATTATTGATAATATTTTGAGACACAAGAATATTGTAATTTTCAGCGTTGAAAAATGGAGAAACGTAATTGTCATTAGTATCGACTGTGACTTGAGATTGGAACGCTGTAGTATTAGACGCTGGAATCACCCTCCTTCTTCCACTTGTAACGAGTGAATCTGGCTTTTCAGCAAACCAAAATGGTTTGTTTGGAGAAATATCACTAAATGTCGATTCTAGCGCTGATGTTGAGAATAATGTTGTTTTAATTGCATGATCAATATTTGCAACTGGGAATTCAAATTCAGATGCGTTCAGAATAATTTCATCATAAGGAACTGCTGCAGATTGTTTTACTGGACCGAATGTTAGATTAATCGGCGAGGTATCAAAAACTGCTCGATTAATCCTAAACATTAAATCTTCGTTTTGGTATGGTGTCCAAGTTGATGCATTCTGAGATTTAAAGAAACTTCCAACATAAGGTTGTTCTGATACCCTTCTACCGTCAGCGTCACCGATTATTGCGCTTCCTAACTCAGAAACCCAAACTTCATAAGCTGGAGAATCTGAATAAACAACAATCGCATATTCAGTGGATGGCAATAAAAATACTGGATCAGAGAATGTAAATTTAGTCAATGTTGAAGTGTTAGAGCTTCTTGGGAATGTTGAAATCCCATCAGTAGTCTTAACGTCATAACATTGTACTGTTGCTGAGGCGATAACTCTATTAGTTGGATAACCATTTAGTGTTGATACAATTCTAACAGTTACTGGTATTTCAGCGTCATCTGCAGTTGGTTTCGATTTGAAGAATAAATCAACTGAAGTTGCAAACATTCCATAATTTTTTCTTGGTGTAATGAATGTTTGCGCGACGGGATCACCAAATGGTATGCCCAAACTCCCCATATTGAGAATAAAATCTGGTACAACAAAATTGAATGGGTTCGTAACTGTTGTTGTTGGCGAACCAGTTTGAGTTTCTTCATTCGTTGTTCTTTGATCTTCAACTTCAGTTGATATTGATGTATCAACTGTGTTCGATCCAGGCTGCGTTGTTACGGCACCACTACCACTAGTTGTGGTTTCTGTGGTGCGAGTTACTCGCAGAACCTCTCCTTCATATTGAACTGACAGCGCTGTCGTTGAATATTTTGCAGTAGCTTTCATTGTTGAATCGCTACCATTGAATGTAGTTGCGTCAGTTATTGTAAATATTCTTTCCCCAGTATAGAATCTTAGGTTTTCATTTTCTGGAAGATAAAAAATACCAGCAATATTGGTGTTTGAATCTACAACATGCGATCCAATAGAATATCTACTTGTGCTGTTGAGACCAGTAATTGCAGTTGATAATACCGCAACTGTATTACTCGATTCGAGTGAACTTATAGTTGCATCTTGCGTGTATCCGCTGCCATCTACGATTTTTATTGTTGTTGGAGTCGTTCCAGTGTATGTTGAAGAAAGATTAATCTTTGTCGTGGTTGGGTTAACGACCGAAATCACGCCACTGTTATGTGAATAAGAACCAACTGTTGATGTTTTTGTCGCTGTTTCAACAGATTTAATTATCGAACCAGTTGGAAATTTATTTTGAACATTTATAGAGGATAAATTTGCTCTATTTGAATTTATTACTGAATGTAATACTCTTTTCGTTGAAGAACTATTCGCCGTTCCACTTAGTGGAGTCACAACAAGAGCATTATTTGACGAAAACCAATGTTCAACTCTAGCGCTAAATGTGTTTGAAGTGAAAGTTGTTGAGTTATTATCACCTTGGAATATAATATCCCCGACTGCAAACGTACTAGAAGTCAAAGAAGTTGCACCATACTGCGCAACGTTTAATGTTATGAAATTATCATTCAGGAATAGTTTATTGGGAGAAACGCTTCTAATTACAGTTGAAAATGAGTTTGTTGTTTCGCATATAATCTTCTCACCAACATTATATTTTGTAGCATCAGTTCCAGTTATAATGAGTTCAGATGCAGATTGAACATACTCATCTACATTAATTTCGTCGAAATAAAATTTCGCCGTTCTATCTGGTCTAAGATTTGTCCCAAAAAATTCAATTTCTTTCTTTCGAGCATAAGGAATTATTGATATTCTATCGATTGCTGACATTTATTTACCTTTCTCTTTTATCTGGGTCGTCGGGTTCCAGCACCAGTACCCACAGTACTTCTGCCACCACCACTTTGATTGTTGAATCTTGGAATATCGGAATCATCTGCGGTTCGAACCAATCCCAATTGATTGCTTATTGCTATTGACCAATTCGAGAGTCCTGATATATCACCAATTGGTGTGATTGGGAATATCCCATTAAAGTTTATTTCCCCAAATCCAGCAACAGCATCAACTATACCAGCCACAGTTGAAGACTCATTCGGAGGCGTGTCAAATAGTGGATTATCAAATCCAGTATGATTTAGCGTTTCCCCAGTTTGTGCTGTTGTAGTGGTCGTTGTTGGTTGGGGTTCTGATGTAGCTGCTGGTGTTGATACTAGAGATGTAAATGCAGATGCAACATCCTCAAATGTTCGAGGTATTTGATTCTCAACTGTATCGGTCGAAACAACTGCAGGAGAAAATGTTTCAGAAATCCAGTTATCAATTTCTGGTGTCAAATCAACGCTACCATTATAGGTCCCAAACAAATATGGCTGAACAGTTGTAGCCTTCGTTGCAGTGTTTTGCGATATCATTTCTTCTTCAGTATAAGATAAAGAATAGGTCTTATCATTTAATTTATAATTTCCACTGCTAGATAAAAGTTGAAGATCAATTTGTGTTATTTTCTTAAATGGCTTCAATTGATTAAATGAAATGTGGCAAAGTAGATCTGGATTCTTATTGTCAGCAATATTGAATCCATCAAATTGATCAACCAGAATTCCATACTTTTCTTTCTCAATGATTCTATCTTCATAAAAATATGTTTCATCTCTAGCCTGTTGTTCGAGTAGACTCAATTGAGTGTAATATTCAAGTCGCTCAACTCTCTTTTCAATACGACCAATATCTCTCATCGTATATCTACGATTTTCATGGAACTTAAACTTCACATCCGCAGCTTTTTTTGTGTATGGCGGAACGAACATTGTATACAATGTCATTGTATCTGGAACGTCATTTGGTGGTTTTGGATATTTCGAAGGAATTCCAGGAATAACTTTGAAATCTTTATTTGAAGTCGCTACAACTTTATCAATCCTTGGAATATAATATCCATAGTTTAATTCCATTGATTCGTCAGTAAACGGCAGTTTCAGACCAGTAAATGTGAACGCAGTTGTTCCATCAGTTCTTCTTGGTCTGAAGTCAATTGTATCTGCTAGTGATGTTGTGCCAACAGTAGCTGATGAGTAAACACCAACAAAATTATTTGATAGATGACTCGCACTATAAGATTCTGCGGTAAAGAACCCATCAGAACCACTGTGATCAAAATATGTCAAGAGAACAGCAGTTTGACCCGTTGGTGGCGATTTACCATCTTTAAGAATGATTGATCCATGATCATAATAATTATCGCGCTGACCAGTTTCAAACAGATATCGTTCTGTAATATCTACAGCATTTGTTGCATTTGGTCTGAATTGAGTATTTCCAGAGTCGAAGATTTTATTAATTTTAATGACATCGGAAATATACAATGACTGCTTAACGCCTGGTGTTTTGTTTATATCAGAATATCTTGTAAACCAAACAACGCCATTCGCCGCATCGATTTTAGTATTCGCTTCACCAGTAACTGATAAAGTTGCGTTATTGTAATCTACATCGGAAATTGATGTTTTTGTGCCCTTCAGAATTTTTTGTTTGACGATAGATGGGCTGACGTCAGCGTCTTCAACTTTGACGTTAACGAAAATATCTCCAGTGAAAGTTGAAGCCCCAGCTTCAATTCTAACTTGAGTTTCGCCAAGGCGATAAATTCCATTTGATGCCACTGTTGATAATGTCAATAGTTGACCATTACTGAAGCTAGAAGAGCCTTTATCTCTGACTATAACAATGAAATTTTCTTCTACATTTGAATTCGACAGATACGTTGAATTTGTTCCATAATAAAATTTTTCTTTTCCAGAAAGTGTTATTGTGTATTGGCCACTAGTGAATGTTTGATTTGTAAGAAGTTTTCTGTGTACAAAATCAACGTCACTAAAATTAGATCTAGAAATATAAGTTTCTGGGAGTGGGAATATAAGTTTATTGAAACTTGCTCTGCTTAAGAATGTGAAACCTTCACTCGACTGACTTAGACTATCAACATCCATCGATGGGAAATATGCGGTAGACGCGCTTTTCGCTCCATACACTGAAGCGCCATAAGTTGTTGGTCTAACAGTAATACTATTTACATCTTCGATTGCAAAATTTAATGTTACTTGAGAACTCGTATCGAGGTTGGTATCAAATGCTCTATCAACTGTTGCAACTCTTGATGTATCGTATGTAACAATTCTTCTTGTTTGTCCAATCCCAGTTCCTGCGGTTACAGTAAATGAGATGTCATTATACAATCCTGCAGGATCAATTGGATATGATGATGGGAAGGTGAACGCTGTTGAATTTGAAGTTGCTGCAACGTTGAATGTATTCTTCGTCATATTCTGATCGATAATATAAAGATCAAGTTTCGATCCACTATTTCTTTGTAAAGATCTAGCTCTCGCAGTTCCAGCCAAAGTATAATTATATGTTATTGCTGAAGTTGTATTGATATTTGCAGTAGGAACGATGTGCATATCTAGATTTGCGAAATTTGTAGTATCAAAAATTCCGCTATTCGCACCAAAGAAATTCTTTACTGTAATGTAATTTCCAAATTCTAAGGAGAGATCATAGTCAGTTACTAAAGCTGTTGTTCTTGCTTTATTAACAGGTATTGATGTTGTTCCTACTGTCTCCAGCTCGAATCCATTAATATATGCCTTTCCAGGCTCAATATCAACGCTGATTTTTGAATCGTCTGTTGCTATGTCAGATGCGGATGCTCTGAAAGGAAATACCGTGTAATTCCCAGATTCATCGTATGTTCTTCTTGCGAGCGTCTTTTCAATTTCAGAATAAACTGGATATTTTACTTGCTTTGTGATTACGCCATTCTCAACCCGAAGCAACTCAAAGAAGCTGCTATCGTCTAGAGAATCTAATGCTCTTTTTGATAGAACAAGATTAAACTGATATCTGTCAGCGCCAGGAGCTTGGTAGTTGAAAGATTCTTGCGCTGGATCGAGTAGAGAAGTATCAACAGATTCATCGACAATGGTCTCTTCAATTTCTAATCCAACTCTGTATGTTGGTTTCCTAGAATATGGGTCAAGAACAATTGTTTGCTCAGGTACGCTGACGAAGAATCCATTTACATAAAATACACCTTCGTTGATTGATACAACCGAACCAACATTAGCTGAATTTACTGCCAACAATGTTGCTTTTGGGGAATCACCAGGGACTACTTTGATGGAATCTCCATCTTGGAATTCTATACCTCGAACATATCGAATCATTAAAGTTTTATATTCTTGAGTATCATCAACTGCAATTACTCTAGCCTTTTTATTCTGTACAGTGCCAGTATTATTTGTGATGATTTGTTTATCGAATTCAGTAATATCGATATCTGTATTGCCGAATTGATTTTGCAGTTTCAAAGATATAACTGCAGTGTCTAGCGTCAAATGTCCACCAAGAACCTGCGATCCATCTTTAAAAATGTGGTCGCCAAACAGTTTAATCTGATTTTGTATTGCGGTTTGTAGTTGTGTCAGTTCACGAGCTTGTACTGCGTATCCTGGCTTAAACAGAATGCGCATATAGTTGTTTTCTCGTGGACCATTGTCCGCGTTAAAATCATCATTATAGGGATTGACGTTGAATTCAATTGGCATTTATTTTTCCTAAAATGAAACTAGTATTCTAATTTGTTCTGCTTGATCATCATCTCTTTCGATAGCAGAATTGTTTCTAACATAAAGAACATCGCCACTAAATGCTTGTATTTCTGGCTCTACAATATTAAACACTTCAACGGAAGTTGTTGGATTCCCAACCTCACTATAACTTTTTAATTCTGCATTATCAGTTATTGTTCCGCTAGTGTTATTTATCCAGATTTCATTAGAAGTCTCATCCCAGAAAGCAATTGTACCGACGAATGTCGCTGCGGCATAAGAAGGACCTTGATAGACTTTATCGTTCAAATAGAATCTACCAGAACCGAGCGTTGTTGATGTTGTAACAACATATGTTGCGACATATGTTGAGTCGTTTCCAATCGCACCACCATCAGTTTCTCTAACATTTTTCAGCAGAGAAATTTGTCTGTATTTGAAATTTTCCTGATCATTTTCTGTTGGGAAATTCCCATTTACCGTTCCATCAAGTTCAACTGATATCATTAAATGCGTTGCGCCAAGTTCAATATCAACATTTGACCCATGACCGCCACGAGGGCTGATAACTGCAATTAAATTAGCATTCGCTCCAGTTCCTGTTGCTTGTATTGTTGCATTCGTATATCCAGACCCACCATTCAAAATATTCACGCCAACAATAACACCGTTCAGAACATTTGCTGTTACGTTCGCCCCTGTTCCATCTCCAATAATTGAAATTATATTCGCTGATGCTGATGTTCCATTTGAGACATATCCTGTACCACCATTCACAATATCAATGATATCAATTCTACCATTGACAGCAGCATCACTGACAATCTCATCATTGATTACTGGCATCCACTGAGAATCAAAAAACTTTTCTTTCAGACCAGATGGTATTGTATACAGATATTTCCATCGATAACCATCTGACGTTTGAATGTATGGATTTTCGGGTAATTGCCCACCAATATCAATTTCTGGCATAACAGTTGATTCTGCGCCGCCGTTATTAAAGAGGCACTTGAAGACTTGATCCCTGGTATTTCTCACATAAAATTTATTTGCATACTGAGGATATAAATTCTCAACTTTACTATATGTGTTTTGAGTGTATGTGTAGTCGAACGAACTATTTACCATCAGATGACGATTGTTTGTGATCGAAACGATTTCTTTTCTGACCCTTGGTACATTGATACCATCGCCGTCAATTAGAATAATTTCACCAATACTCAGGTTCGATGTAAAATATGTGTCTGCGCTACCAACAACATTCATGGTTGATATTGTTGCAGAAACATTTGCTGGGAGCTGAGTTTTGGACTCGTAAGTAAACAACTCAGTTTTTTCAGTGTATTCGGTATAGGCGGTGTTATTTGCCCAGTCAACTCTAGGGGCAACCAAATTAATATCAGCGCCATTAATCTTTTTCACAGAAACTAAATTCTTATACACGTTATCTAGAGCTTCAACAGTCTCAACTGAATCGGTAATCAACGCATCACTCTGTGGCCATTGTGTTGATTTTCCAATCCCAACATAAGTGTTAGCTTCAAGCGTAATGGCTTCTTCATACTCTTTAGCCATGTAAACTCTATTTTGTATGGTGCTTAGGCTCTTCATTAAATTCTACTCTTGAATTTGTTTAAGTATTTCGAAAGAAACATTGTCGAAGTATGGGTAAACAGCATAACTCACCAGATTTGCGTTTGCCGTGAATGTCGCAGAAGAAGTATTTATCGTGTATGTTTTTCCGCTTCCGCTCAATATTTTTCCACTTATGTTGCTAGAATTGAATTTAAATTTCACAATATCATTTGCAACTAGATTCAAAGTATATGTATTTGATGTGAATGTAATCGTGTTAGAATTATATGGGACGTTAATATATCCATCACCATAGAATTTGGTGTTGCTTTCCAACGTCAATAGCGAAGAAGTATTAACATTCACAACAACTTTTACTTGTTTCCTAGTTTCAATATTATTATTTAAAATGATGATGTCATTACTTGAAACATTAGATGTGAAGTTGATAGAAAACCCGACAACGTTTCCTGTTCTGTTTTCAGGATCAAGAGTAACAGTTCCAACTATAGCTGTATTTTTGGTAAATATCTTCATGAGAAAGTAAATCCTGTCGTCACCACATCGATAATCTTTTTCGTTCCCAATGGTTTCATTCCGATTGGATGTAAGACATCCAACAATGCTTGTTTATAATTGTTTAATGACTGTTCTGTTACTATAACGTATGAGAAATTGTGATACTTTCTGGAATCTTGCAATTTTTTATCTGAGCTCAAGAACCCGTCAGTATTTAGATAATATCCATTATAGATAATTAGACCATTCAAAAATTCAGCATTTGCTCGGGCAAGACCATTGCCGTAATTTATTTCTGAAATAATATCCACATTATATTGTGGAGTTGAATCTGTTGCCGTTATTGTCAGATTTGCAGAAGTATTCAAAGACCCATTATAGTTGTAAACTCTTAGAACTCCGCTTGATGATATGTATTGATCAACATTAGCTCTAAATGTTGGAGAAGATAAATTACCTTGATACACCATTTGTTTTTCTACAAATGTATTTATCGGATCATCGATGGCAGCAATTTCGATATCTTTTACTTTAAGAGAGACAACTGGCGTATCAACATAACCACTACCTCTACTCAATAATCTAAAGTTTTTAATCCTACCAACATCTTCTACTGTCGAAACAATCTCATCACCCTCACCATATCGATACGCTATTAAACTCGCGCCAGTGCCAGCTGCAGAAGCATAAACATTGTTTTTATTTCTGACTACCAGTTCAACCGATCCTTTCGGTCCAATGTATCCTTCTCCGCCAGAAACCAACGTCAAAGAAGTAATTTTCCCAGTCCCATCTACTGTAAATGTGATATTCGCCCCATAACCACCACCAGCATTTCTATTCACATAAATTTTATCTGTACTTGTATTGTATCCAGTTCCGCCAGTAACGATTTGAACATTGGCTATAATTCCAAGATTTAGAAATGATTGCCTGGATGCTTCCCATGCTGTTCTATTTGCGGGAGTATCTTCGCCAGCAAAAAATATATCATTGAAATAATTTTCTGATGTTGTTGTGTCATAAAAAGAATTAACATCAATTGTTGGGACCTCAGTATATTTTGATCCTGGTGATCTGATTTTTACTTTTGATATCGCCCCGATATTGACCGTTTCAAATTCAAACGCTTCGCTTAAAACAGTCGCTATATTTGCTGTAGTTAAATTTGGAAAACCATATGATGCTGCATTAAGCTGAATTGATGCATATTGATCAATTGAATCTAAATTATATGTAAATGGGATAGTGTTGGTGACTTCGGTAACTTCAACAACAGCATCAACAACATCACCGCGAGCAACATCAATTGCAGATGGTATAATATCAACCTCAGTGTTTGGTTTTATTCTGAACCCAAATCCACCTTTCGATACAGCAACTGTTTGTATTCTACCGTCCGTAACTTCGTTTACAACAACTCTAGCTTCAGCGGTTGATATTGCTGGATTATCCGATAACCCACCAATTAAAACAACAGGATCGCCAGTCTTATACTTTAATCCCCTATATCTTGAATTGATACGAACGTTTGATAATGCGCCAATAATTCTTTCTGACAGAAGAACTCCTTGTTCACCATTATCATCGACATAAGTTACGTCAAGCAATTCACCATTCTCAAAAGTCTTTCGAACATTTGAGACATAAATTTCAATAATTTCTGCGCCAGTACCAACGTCAATGGTTCTGTATGCGCCTTCGATAACGCAAGACGCCTTTGATAATTGACCAACAGCTAATCGCTTAACAATTGAACTCAGATCAAAACTCGATGGTGTATTTTCAACTGTTAATCTGAGTGTTCTTGGGATTCTCCATTTACCATCGGATGCTCTGAGAATATTTTCTTTCGGTAATACTATCTCAATATCTTCATTATAAAGAATTCTGAATAGGAACTTCAGCGATTCGATACTTCCCTTTTTTGCATAAAAATCGTTGATTGTTTTGATTAACTTAGCTTTATCGTTGACCAAATCTTCTGGGAAATATGGTAGAAACTTTTTACTGAAATATTGAATAAACTCTGAGGTGGTCTTATCAATATCAGCATAAGAAAGAAGACTTCTGGATTCAGCTGTTATTCCATTTTCTTCTTCTAACCACTCATAGTATGCTTTAATGAACGCAACGAAATTTTCATATTTGTTGTCTAGATCGTCCCGAATGAATTCGGGAAGTTGATTCTTTACAATGAACGATATTGGGTTTGAAATTGACATCAGTCAGAAACACTCAAATTGACTGTGATTGCACCCAAATCAAATTCATCTAGAGTCGTGAGTGATTGTCTTTGACTTTTGAATGTTAACGAATTTGGTTTGGCATTAAATCTCAAAAATCCTTGTGGGTCGTCGATCGCAATTGGATTTAAATTGAGAATTGAAACGCGACCTGAATTGTAATTTACAATACCAGCATTATCATTTAAGACGGTTTTGATATCACTATCGTCATAATAATATGTTCTTAATCTTCCCGTTCTACCCTGAATTATTGGATTCAAAGTGGCGCCTGTTCCACCACCACCAGTAATTTGTATTGTTGCAGTTGTATACCCAGTACCAGGCTCAAGAACACGAACGCTTTTGAATTTTCTGTTTACAATAACAGCTTCGACTCTAGCACCAACTCCATCACCAACAACTGTTAGAACTGGAGTTGACGTATAATTCGATCCAGTCAGAACAACTTCAACTTCTTCAATTCCAGTGAATGAATCTGGTACTTCCTCAATATAACACGTTCTTCTAACACCAGCTGTATCTAATTGTGTAAATCCTGGAGTGCTGTACATTCTTTCGCTGGCAGAAGAACATCGTTCTAATTCTGTTCCAAATTCTAGAATATAATCTTTGGATACGTTTAATGTTACAGGGATTCTCTTTTGAATGAAGAGATCAACTGTTGAGTTGATGATTGATGTATCAGAATCATCAATCAACCTCAATAGCCTTGATGCTTTGAATGATGAATTAAACGTGTTAAGATATAGATTGGAAAAATTCTGGACTGCATTTTTTATTGTCGTTACAATTTGACCTGCGGTCTTAGACGTTAATCTTGGATCGTAGGTCGCTTGAACTTGTAGCAGGAGATAATTGTAATCGACATCAACAAATTGTGGCGTGACAGTCATCACGCTAATTGGTTTCAATACGGTGTTAATCAGATAATCTTTTTCTGCCTGAGTTACCTCAAATCCTAGTTTTGGTTTCGCTGTGACAAATACCTTACCGTAAATTGGTGGAATGTTTTCTTCACCACCCCATACATTCACTGCGTCAAAATATGGGTATTTACGATTAATCAACGCAATGTAATCGTTCTTTGTTACTGCTCGATTGTTTGACAGATATTTTTTCGGCGCATTAAATTTAACATCATCAATGGTTTCGCGCTCACTTCCTGCAGCAGATTTCATCGATGTTGTTACAGCAACAGTAGATCCTGATAAAACAGAACCAGAAAGTCTAAAGTTTTCAATGTCGTTCGCATCTGCGCCATTTGTAACGATATAAGAAACAATTACTATGTTTCCGTTGTCAAGTTTGTTTCCAAGAACTCCATCCCCAAAATAAATTCTGTATCTACCAGCGTCACCTTCCTCAAGATAATATATTTCTGAATTTGTTGCAACTTCTGTTGCATCATCGGCAAGAACGTATGTTCTTTGCGTTGTTTCTGTTGAAGATTTCTGAATTGTTACTTGTAGAGTTGACGTATCAATCAATGCATCAGGAAGTTCAAATATTTGTTTTGGGTTGATTAAATCGTTAACGGTAAAAACATAACTTGCTGGATTTCCCTCTTTAATTGTAACATTGGTAAAATTAAACAACAACCCGCTGTTTGATGTTGTCACTTCATCGACAGAAAGAAACTCAAAAGATTGCCCATCAACAGATTGACTTGTGAATCGAGTAAATCTTGGAATGGTAAGGATTGTTGTTGAATCAGAAACCGATTTAGTCACCGCGACGTTTACTGTTGCGGTTGCTGATGTTGTTGATCTTGGTGTATACCCGAGAAGTTTAGCGTGAGAAACGACAGACTGACGAAGCGCAGCCGAATCCATAAACATTTCATTCGCAATCATATTCAAGTAAAACGAATTATAATGAGTATTGTATGCGAGAATATCGAGAAGAATGTTTAACGCAGAACCTTCGAAATCATAACCATCAAATTCTTCTTGGTTTCTAAGGTAATCTTTAAGACTACTCTTAATCGCATCAAAGTCTAATTCAGAAACTGAGAGTTTTTCCATTTATCGTAGTCTCTCTAGAAATATTGTTGTTTGTATTGGTTCTGGGAGATTTAACAAAAAGAATTCTATGGTAATATCATAACCATTGTTATCAAAATTTTCAACAACATCAATACTTCTGAGTTGAACCCTTGGCTCAAAGTTTGTTATCACATCTTCAATCTCTTTAGCGATAATATTGGCTGTAATTGGATCCATTGGTTCGAACAGCATCTTTCGAACATTGCCACCAATTTCTGGGTGAAATGGTTTTTCATAGTGCGAGAGTAGCACAAGATTCTTGACTGATTGAATAACGGCATTGTAACCAGTTTTTCTGTTTACATCATTTTTTATTGGATGTTTGGTGAATGCCAGATCCAAATCTTTATAAATTCTAGCTTGATTTTCCATGTATTCTACAGGTTTACCATCTTAGTATTTATATGAGGGTGATAGGATAGCCAGAAACTTGACTCGCTTTCTCTGTGAGTTTTTTCTGTAGTTCCGATCCTAACTTGTTTTTGATATCTGCAAGGTTTACATCTGGTAAAGATCCAAACGCTTTGTTAATGTTATCGCCACTCAAAGAAGACATCACAGATCTTAATTGTGGTGGTGCGAGTGATGTTAACGTATCACGTATCTTATCTTCAGCCAATCCTTTGAAAAGTTTATCTACATCTTTCCCAGTTGCTTGCGTAATAAGACTGGTCAATTTACCAGAATCTAAATTATTGGCTAAGTCTTTAATTTTTCCAACGGGTAATTTATCTACAAATTGAGATATAAGACCATCTGCGCCAGGAAGTCCAACTTCAGATAACAATTTGTCCGTCAACATATTTGCAGAAAGAGGCGTCAATCCACTAACCATTGATGCTAAACCAAGCGGACTAATTCCACCAACAAGAGAAGTAATGCCAAATTCACCACCCAAAGAACTGACAATATTCCCAACATCAAAACTGGTTGCAGTTTCCAGTAGTGTATCTAATTGAGCAACATCTAGCTGACCGAGTAAAGATTGAACATCAGTTAATGCAGTCAGATCACCAACAGCAGCTTCAATTTGAGCCATTGCTTCGTTAACTTGAGCCAATATTTCAGAAGCACCTGGTATAAGTGCTGCGAAATCTTCAATACCAGTCGGGAGCGCTGGAACTGCAGGAAGTTCAGGTATTGAGAATCCACCACCACTTGATCCGACACCACTTGCTGAAATTTTGCCAGCAACAGCCATCTTAGATGCTTTGATTGTTGATTGTGATGTAATTGAAGTTGATGTTCCACTGATTGCCATTGAACCACTTGATGAAACACGCGTGGAAGATGTTCCACTTAATGACGCAGTTCCTTTGGACGAAACGCTGACCTCAGTTCCACCACTCATTGACGTTTTCTTTTTGGCATCAACTTTAACATCATCAGAAGAAGAAACCTTAAAGTCTTTACCAGAAGACATCTTGCTTTCACCAGCAACCTTCAACTCAAAATCTCCACCAACGTCAATCTTAAGATTGCCAGCAACTTTAATCGTGCAATCTTTATCCACGCTTACAATCGCTTTACCCATAACATATACAAAATCATCTGCCATGACTATGGTGTAGTTATCTTTGACGATCTCTTCGACTTTGGTTCCGCTTGGTTGTATTTCAAACATCGTACCAGATCTGTGCGCCAACTCAACCCTTTCGGCACCAGGTGTATCATCAAGTTCAAACGAGTGTCCCGATTCAGTTTCTGTAGCTCTATTGTATGGATAAACTGGATTGTATGATGGTGCTGGGGTTGTGTATTTCGTTTTTCCAGAACTGGGAATTGTGATTGGTCCTCTTTCTATTCTGGATGTAACAACATGAGTTTCATTTGGTTTATTTCTGGCAAGAGCGCTGACGCTTGGATTATTGAAGTCTCTTTCCTTTGGATACGTTTCTGGTGTTTCTTCTGTTATTTTAGATCCACCACCGCTGCGGCTGTAAGATCTTGCTGTTACTTTCTTTGGTGCTGCAGCAAGTTTAGCTTCATCTCGAATATCACCAAATCCAATATCAGCTGGACTTTTACCAACTGCATAAGTTGGAACGATGCCGAGGATTAATGGAACCTGAGCATTCCTACCATCAGCAAAAAAACCAAAAACCATGTCGCCTTCTTTTGCCATTGAAGTGGCGCCACCATTTAACGCATTGATTGGGACTGCCCAAGGCAGATCATCAGAAGGAATATCGCCAAGACTTGGGCTGTGCCAGCCATATACTCTAACTTGACAACGATTCATTTCTAATGGATCGTTTCTGGATTCTACAATGCCCATCCACCAAACGAACCCATCCAACCCTGCGTAATTCTTATCCATCATAATTTTGCTAACTCTCTAAGTTTCTCTAACTCATTATTCGCTGGTGGCATTGACTCATTGATACTGTCGGAGATTAGATCTAATACAGTAGCATAAATCTGATTTTCAAATCTATGACAAACTGCTGAAACCAAATATCTTCCACTTCTAGTTTCATTTATATCTACTCCTGAACTCTTTGGAATAATGTCTGGCAATTCAACTTCAACAATTTGACCCGTTTTCAATAGAACATCACCTGGTACGGTCGCTCTTATTTTGCATAAATTTATTTGACCCAACTTGGACGCAGTTTGCGAGAGCCAATCTTGAGGTAACATTTGATTTCTGGTTTGATCGCTGTCAGTTGTCAAAGAATATTTCATCATATTGTCATAAGAATCATAGAAACTTTTATCTAATCTATTTCGGAAAAGGTTCATCGTGACTTCTTTATTCAGAACACCTTTATTCTTAAATTCAAATGCATTAAATGGAACTACTGTAAATTTCCCAGTAATTAAATTCAATCTTGCAGTTGACGACGAGAACGATCCTTCTCTTGTCGCTCTCATTATGTCAAATTCTTCCATAATTTTTAGATAGTTGAATGATTCTAAATTCTTAAGAACATCGTTTGGATCTACTTTAAAATCTTTTCTGTATTTCGCATAAGGCTGTTCTTTCAGTAGGCTCTCGTAAGAAACGAAATTGAACCCATCTCTATTCTCAAAGAAGAAAAATAAACTCTCATTCTTAGCATATGCTCTGTTACTCAGCCAACTAATGGCTTCGAATGGAGTCATTTTTGGGATGATTATATCATACGCTTTGTCAGTTCGTTGTATTCGATTTATTTTGTCTTTGTGAACTTTTAATTTTGATACCAAAATATCTCTAATCATATCACTGACTTTGAGACCTCTGTATGATTTCGATATCAATATTTGTGGTGATAAAATGAATTCTTCACTGCAAAAATGTAATGTGTAGTTCTGATAGTTTGTTGTGAAGTCTCTATCTGAAAGTTTATACAGTCGAAATACTTTCTTTATCGGATCATCGAGCGTCGGTTTATCTATTTCGAGTTCAAGATATTCATTTCCATGCAGTTTCAGAATCGACACCAGATCAAGACCATCAGTAATTCGAATCTTACACGTCATGCATGGAGAATAGATGTCCTCAAATATTTCTATTTGTAATGCTAAATTTCGAATGTCGATTTGATTTCCATCGCTTGTATACAACGATAGATTCTTTATCTCATAATCGCTACTTGATAAGAGTTGTTTTGTCATCTAAGCAACAGTGATTTGAATTGTCTTTCTATATCTTGCACGCCAACAGAACGAACAAGTCTAATTTTTCGTTTATCCTCGTTGATGCTCACTTCATGATCATATTTACTAATTGCATAATCTGTAACAGTTGTCGTGATGGATACACCATCATTAGCGACTTCAGTTGTTTCTGAGCTAACTACAATTGGACTTGCCAATGTTGGTAATGTGTTTGTCACAATCGTATTCGTTTCAAAATCATATGATCGTTCTTGTAGTTCTACCACGTATTCATGTTCATTAATAATGCCATCTTTATTTGTGACTATTTTGGTTCTTCTTTCGTAATGGTGTATTTCTGAACTTGCATTAGCCAAAGAACCATATTTGTATACGATGTAAGAATCTAAATCTGCATTTGTCAGAGGAACATCATAGTATGGATCAGCCATGTCATTCGCAAACAGAACCATCCAATATCTATTTGGATCGTCATAAAGTTTTTTGGCAATAATCTCTGGATTGTCGGCGTCCGAGTAATCATACTCATAGAATATTTTCACATTCTGTAAAACTTCTCGAACGAATCTAACTCTCGTTAGGAGGTTCGTTACTTGTTTATACTCAACATCATTGTTGTCCAATGTGTAAACTAGTTTTGGGAAATAGCTGAAATATTTCATTAGAATGATGCCTTGTCGAACATATCTCTTGTTAATGTGTCGACTTCGATGAATCTAAGTTGTAAATTAATTTCGACTGGAGAACCATCAGAGAAAGTTGCAAACTGACCAGCAGAAGAGTAATTCACATCAATATTTTGAAGAACGCACGTTGATATTTTTCCGATAAACTGATTCATTTCGTTTTTAAACATGAACTCAATATCAAATTGTCCAGGAATTTCGAAATAAGCGCCAGCACCATCAGTCAAAGCTGGCGCAGAATACATTTTGAAGTTTTTGATGATGTTTCTAATAATATCAGATTCGGCTGAATCTCTGGGTTGCATTTTAAAGTCAAATGTGAATTGTCTATTCTGTGTTTGTTTATAAACCATTTCAATTTGTGGGTTCAAAGCGATTCCAGAGTTTCTCAACACAAGATCAGTAAATCCTTGATTGACAAGACCAGTCTTTTCTGCTGTTAATCCAGCGAGTTCTTTTCCTGCGGCTGAATCTGCACCAGCATAATTTATAAAATTTTCGCGGGTAGTTTCGCCGCCTTGGTTTAGTTGATTTGCTCCTCTTTGCGCCATTCCAGCCTGACCTGATATTTTAGTTACTGAAACTGCATCATAATCATGGGTGTATGTTTGAAATACTGTGTCTGGCATGTATAGTGCAATTGCTCGAGCGATTCTGCTATATTTTGGTTTTTTCTGTATACCACTAGCTAATCCAGTTAAGATTGGCGTCGCACCAGCACCTTGCAATGCGTCTCCACTTAATGCCCCAACAACAGCCCCAGCCGCAATAGTATCCCCGATATCGTTGGTGCCATCTGGAGAAAATACAGTGGTGCGACCTCTGGTAAGTGCGCTTTGCCTATCAGAAGTTGATGATCCAAGTCCAGTGCGCACACTACCACTTTTAATAAGTTGAGAAGTTTCAGGTAGATTTATGTAGAAAATAATATAACTTGGAATTTCATCCGTTCCAAGATTATCAGATGGATATGCTAATCTTTTGAAATCATATCCATCAAGATAACCGTCACCTGATGATAATTTATTTATCTCTGTGGCGCTATCTAGTCTGCGTCTTGTCGCCATTTGGCAATCCCGATTGATGATATATATTTATATGGCATACTCAGGTAAATTTTTCCCAAAAAACCCAACCAAATATAGGGGCGATGTCCACAACATTTGGTATAGATCCCTGTGGGAAAGAAAAGCCATGGTGTTCTTTGATGAGAATCCAAATATCCTTGAGTGGGCATCAGAAGAATTGGTTATTCCATATAAGTCTCCCGTCGACAACAGATGGCATCGGTACTTCCCAGACTTCATCGTTCGAACCAAAACCAAATCAGGCGAGATCAAAGTTGTTGTTGTCGAAGTCAAACCAGCCAGTCAAACCAAACCACCAGAGAAAAACAAAAAAGTCACCAA